TTATCGACGTAGTGGTCGGTGACGGAATGGGCGATGGCAAAACAGGTAGAATGATTAACTCGCTTACAGGCACGCGGAGACAAGGAACTTGAGTACTCTAATTGAGCGCGTATATGCATCGGCAGGCTCTGAGGTCATCATTGACACTATCGAGCTTGCATGTCCTGCGTGGGATTCGTCTCTGTACATAGTCAAGGGTTATGAGGACATGACGCTAGGTCTTGATGGCGTCACATATAAAGAATTCATGGCGGCTCCAATTTCTATTGCGCTGCCAAAGAAAAGCAACCAAGGTAATCAGACGCTTAACTTCGCGATTGATAATGTCACGGGGCAGGCTCAGCGCTTGATAGATAATGCAATGGAAGCAGAGGCGCGGATTACTCTGACATTTCGACGGTATCTGAATACCGATATGACTACTCCATCTGAGAAGCCATTTTACGCGACCGTGCTTGGTGGGAATGTTACTGGGACCACTGTGCAGATTGAGGCTGGGTTTGCCGATATTCTCAACTACGCCTGGCCTCGCGACCTATATACCTCAAAGTTTGCCCCTGGCCTCACCTATTTATGAGTTGGATTAATTCGTATCTAGCCTCTGCATACGTAGATGGTGGTCGCGAGGTTGGTGCCTTAGACTGTTTCGGGCTTGTAAGATTAGTCCGGCACCACCATTGCGGAAAACGCCTGCTCCCATCATTCGGATCAATCCGTAATACCCAGCCAAAAGAATTCACCCGCGCTTACCAGCAAGAATCCGCCAGCATGGAAGAGTGCCCGCCAGAACACGGAGCAATCGCAGCCGTCTTCCGTGGGCCTTTGTGCATCCATGTCGCTGTTATAATTGAGCTAGAAAATGGATTGCACGCGCTAGAGATTAACCCGAAGAAGGGGGCTCGACTGATGCGCGTTAGTGATTTTGAATCCCAATATCTAAGAGTGATCTACTACCGTGACAATTAGAGTCTTTGGGTCGAAACTGAATGACGAGCCTAGCGAAGAGTTTGCGGTAGGTGGAATGACTGTGCGCGAGTGGCTTGCTAAGAATGTGCCCAGCTATTCAGATATGGATGTTCACCCGATAAGCGTTTCTTTGAATGGTGGTGTGATTCCATCTGATCAGTGGGCTATCTGTTCGTTTGCTGCAACTGACATTGTTGATATCGTAATTGAGCCAAAAGGTACAGAGCTGTTCTTCGGAGCATTATTCCTTGTCGCTATTAAGACACTCACCCCAAAGATTCCAAAGGTTAGCTCAACCGCTCAGAACGGCGAAGGTATTAATGAAGCGTCAATCAAGGGCAACAAGGTAAAGCTTAACTCTCCTATTCGCGAGATTGCCGGCACTCGAAAGGTTTACCCTGACTACTTGCTTCCACCGCGCCGTTACTTTGCCGGACCTCGTGAACAGCATGTAGAAATGCTGCTGTGTATCGGCAAAGGAGAACATGAGGTTCCCGGCAACAAAATTCTTATTGGTGATACTCCTGCTATTTCTCTTGGCGCTGATGTTGTAATCAATGTGTATGGGCCCGGCGCCAATCTATCCGGCGATCCAGCGCATCTATGGTGGAACGATGTAACAGAGGTTGGATCTAGCTCTAACGGGTCATCAGGGCTTGAGCTGACTGTTTCGACTCCATTAACGAATGGTTATGTCGCGACGTCTCAAGTTTTCAGCGGTTATACAGTAACAATTCCGTCTGGTGCCGGTGCGTTTCCTGGCGATTGGACAATTGGCTTGATCGTCAGGATTCTTGTCTCATACCAGTACGATTTCGTTGATGGTGGTGCTGGCGTTCGCGATATCGTGCGTGGATTTGCGCTCGATATGCTCGCTCCAAGCGTTGGCGACACCATTGAAATTGCAGGAACAAACGCCGGCCTGTATGTGGTTAATAGCTTCACCCCATCTGTAGGCGCCACTCCTGCGCAGATGACGCTTAACTTTGATGGTGGCGCTCCGGTTACTGGGCTCACTATTGGTACTCTTCCTGCCAGTATTGCGCCTCGTGGTCAGCGGTTCCGTATCACTGTATTCAGCACGCCGCAAATTACTGTGCAGCGACTTGATTCAACTGGCGCTGTAGATAGTGACTTTCCCGGTTTTACGTATCTTGAAACCGCATCGGCCTCTATCACGCTGGACCCGTCTAACCTTGAAGGAGGTTATCGTGGTCCGTTTGCCATGTGTCCGTTTGGAGAGAAAGCAACCGCTATTGAGTGGGATGTATTCATGCCTAGCGGGCTGTGCGGCCTTGGTCGAGAAGGACAGGTTTATCAAGTTAGCGCTTTTCACACATTCGAATACCGCGACATGGATATTGCAGGTGCGTGGACTGTCATTGACAAGACCCATGACGGATCGTCCTTGGACTCTCAGGGGTTCACTAACCGCGTAAATCTTCCATACCCTATGCGGCCAGAGGCTAGGATTAAAAAGCGTTTTATCCAACAGTCAGAGCGCGAAACAGAAATCAACAACGATACTGTTTGGTATGGCGCTCGCTCTCTACTATCTGCTCCTACTTCTTATGCAGATGTAACTGTTATGAGCGTAAATGCTCGCGGCGGTGATCGCCTCTCTGCTCAATCTGAGGCTATGGTTTCAGTAGAAGCTACTCGCAAGCTTCCGACTCGTTATGGCGGCGCATGGACTGCTCCTATTGCGACCCGCGATATTGCTCCATTCTTCGCTTACGTAGCAAAAAACGTCGGATACACGGATGCAGACATTGACCTTGTGGAGCTGGATCGTCTAGATGCTATCTGGAAGTCTCGTGGCGATCACTACGACCAAGCAACTAACACCAACGGCACGGCCAAGGGTGTAATCAACGACGCTCTTTCATGCGGATTCAGCGAGCTTACAGTGGATCGAGGATTGTTGCGTCCTGCCCGTGACGAGCCTAGAGCAGTATTCGAATCGATGTATACGCCTCAGAACATGACTCGCGGCCTTGAGCGTGACTTCACGGCAGTTCGTCCAGATGACTATGATGGCGTTGATGTTGAATACGTAGATGGCGTTTCTTGGCAGGTTGAGACGGTTGAATGCCGGCTTCCCGGTGACGCAGGAGCCCGCATCCAAAAGATCAAGGCTGAAGGCTGCACTAACCGCACCAAGGCTTGGCGTATAGGTATGCGTCAACGTCGCGCGCTGAAGTATCGTCGCTGGGAATACAATTGGGCGACTGAGCTTGATGCGCTGAATAGTCGCTACCTGAGCTATGTGCAAGTGGCTGACGATGTTCCAGGCTATGCGCAGTCAGCCTATATGGTCGAATACGACAATGGTGTTATTGAGTCATCGGAAGCTTTCGACTGGTCTGATGTTGGCCCGCACTATCTGTATGTTCGCCGCGAAGATGGTACTAGTTCCGGCCCTTATATTGCGACTCGGATTGATGACTTCCATCTGTCTATTTCCGGCTTAGACTTTCCGCCAAATACGACGCTAGATCGTGAGCCGCCTCATTTGTTGTTTGGTATTGGGTACAAGGTTCTTATTACATCTATATCTCCAAACGGCACTGACTCGGCTAACGTAGAAGCAATGACGTATAATGAATTGGTCTACGCAGATGATAATGGCAGCCCTCCATGATTAATTACCCAGCAGGATTACCAAGAGGATTGCATAATGGGCGAACCTACCAAACAGTTAGCCCGCTAAAACGATCAGAGCTAGCTAGCGGGAGCGCTCGTCAGCGCCGGAACTTCACTAGCGTTCCGACAATGGCGAACATTAGCTGGATATTCAACTCTGCGCAGTCTCAGGCTTTCGAATCTTGGTGGCGTGACCAGTTAATCGATGGTTCGCAGTGGTTCGAGTGCCCGTTAGAAACTCCGCTCGGATATGAACTTGATTACGTCGCAAGATTCACCGATATCTACTCTGGTCCGTCTAGAGTTGGCCCGCTACTTTGGTCGTTCTCGGCTGAACTTGAATTAAGAGAAAGACCTATTTTGGATGCCGGATGGGGTGAATTCCCCGAGTTTATTATTGATCAGTCTATTTTCGATTTGGCAATGAATCGCGAGTGGCCTTTAAACCCTTGGCAGATACACGCAGACGCCATGGATACAGCAATTAACGAGGACTGGCCGCAGCCATGAGTAATTACAATACGATGAATCCGGTCCCTTCGATCGATCCTCGCGACTTAGATGACAACGCGACTGTGTTCGATAACCTAGCTAACGGATCGGATGCTAGCTACCCCGACCGTCTTGGCGTTCAGCGCAAAAGCTGGGCGCAGATGGAGGCTGATGCTGCGGCGTTGATTAGCCCAAATGTGGCGGCACTCGCGGCTATTACTGCGGCAGCAGACAAGGGGGTTTTCTTCAGCGGTGTCGGCCCAGTAGCTATGGGTACTTACACATTAAATTCTTTCAACAGATCTCTTGGCAGCACTGCCGATCAGCCGGCATTCCGCGCGGCGATTGGTGCTATGTCGCTCACGGATACCGGTGCTTACGCTGGAAGCGCTGCCAAATTAACTACATCTCGTACGCTGACCGCGTCGGGTGACGCCTCGTGGTCCGTTAGTTTCGACGGCTCTGCAAATGCTACGGCAGCGCTGACGCTTGCAGCGTCAGGTGTTGGCTCAGGCACTTACGGATCCGTCACGGTAAATACCAAGGGGCTTGTTACATCGGCATCCGTGGCAACTCCTGTCGCTAACGGCGGCACTGGTGCTACTACTGCCACAGCAGCCGGAACCAACCTAGGCACCTCGACTGTCGGCACAAACACCGATCAACTGGCGCGCTCTTCAATGATCCAGGCAGAGATCGCAAACAAACGTCCGTGGACCACGTATACAGTAACCGTTACGCCATCTTCCGGCACATTTACCTCCGCCAGTGCTACCGGCAAGTACATGGTGGCATTCGGCATCGCCTATGTGCAGATAACTATAACCATTACGACTAAGGGGACCGGAACGTTTCCCCAAGTCAATTTACCTTTCCCCGCTCTAAGCGGCAGTGCAAACTATCCGTTACAGGCATTAGCACGAGGTGGTAATCCGAATTCGGGAACAGCAGCTATCAATGCTTCATTAACTGCGGTAACGACCCGTAGCTATAACGACACCGATTTGGCAAGTGCCGATGCGGTAACTATTTACATTAACGGTTCTTACCCGGTAGCCTAAAATGTCTAATACCTACGATACGAGTAATCTGCCTCTAGGCACGACGGCCCCAAAAGCGCTTTACAACAACGCGTCCAACATGGATGACGCAATGAATAGCGAAGCGCCATCTTGGACGGACCGTTTCGGGCGCCGCCGTGAAACTTTTGCAGGGATGGAGCAGGAATTTGACGATTTCCTGCAAGCCGCTGGATATGTCGACATCGGCGATTACGACTTAAATGGCCCCCTGACGATTACGCAACGCAATCAGGTATTCAGCCATGCGGGCTCCTACTATCGAGCCGGACCTTCCCTTGTTTTGCCGTATACGACAGTGAACAACTGGACACTGGACGCACCTAAATTCGTCCTAACCGGCGATGCAGTTTTGCGATCTGAACTCGGATCCTCCACGGGGTCTTCCTTAGTGTTTGATGGCTCCGTTTCTGTGGCTGACCGGCTGGCAGTTCTTAGAACGGTGCAGTTCTATGCAACCTCTACGGGGGGGTCGTCTGACGCTCTTACTGCGGGATTCACCCCTGCGATAGCTGTATTGGAAAATGGTCGAATCCTCTACGTAAGAGCGTTTGCGCCAAATTCAACCATAAACCCGACCTTTACACCTAGCTCCTCCTCGATTCCTGCGAAGGTTATCGTTAAGGGCGCTGGCGTTCCTCTCGATATCGGAGATATCTCCGGGGCTGGGTTTACCGCCGAACTGAAATACGATTCTACTTTTGATAAATGGGTTTTGCTAAATCCTGCTAATCAGGTTTCTAAAGATCTGAAGGCCTCCTCCATAAACGGAGGAACCGTAAGGGGTCCAGGGAATCCTATTATCAACGGGGCTTTCGACGTGTGGCAACTGGGCACAGAGTTCGCGGTAGGTCCGCATCTGCAAAAGAACGCTGACCGCTGGAATTATGATTTTAATGGTTCCCCCGGTACTGCGTTCATTAACCGTTTCCAAGTCCCGCAGGGCTCGAAGTTCACAGGGTTTTCCCCGACCTATTACCTGAGATTTAACCAGACCATCGCGGGCAGCGGGAATACGTTCCAAGACGTGAGCACTCAGATCGAGGACGTCGGCACATTGCAAGATCAGGTTGTCACCATCTCTTTCTATGCGACTTATCTGTCCGGATCACCGCCAACTTTTACCGCAATAAAGACCGAACAGTATTTCGGATCTGGTGGCTCCCCTAGCTCGCCCGAATTCACTACTAGCGCGCCAGTTACCCTGCAAGCTGGAGCAGGCGTATGGCGTCGGTACAGTGTCACTGCTACCCTCGGGTCAGTAGCCGGGAAGACCCTCGGGACCAACGCGGACAACACGCTGAATGTAATTTTCACACTGCCGCTGAATCAAGTGATGGACATTGGGATCACTTGTGTACAGATTGAGCCGGGGCCAATCGCTACCCCTTACCAGTACCGCCCTGTATCGCAAGTTTATGCGGACTGCCAGCGGTATTTACAGACGTCTTACGATGATGGCGTGCCCCCAGGCACCGTCACAAACACTGGAGCTGTGGCCCTATCAACTTTTTCAGGTACCACACTGCACACCATTCCGACGCGCGC